ATAGATTTAAATTGTTTCCCCCTCAAAAATTACAAGATTTTCCTACAGAACAGTACCAAAACCTTGAAAACGAGTTGCTTGATTATGCAGAGGAATTGCGGAGACAGTCTGGTGGTTTGCAATTAAGTGACGCATATCCAGTAGACAGCCCAGAAAGAAAGCATATTGAAAAAAGTTTTGAGGGGCATATAGACCGTATGGCTGAAGAAGTTATAAAAGGTCAAGGATACATAAACTTTGAAAGGCTTTTAAAAGATGAGTCTGGAGATACACGTAGTCGTGAAAAGCTAGAACAATACCGGGAAAGCCTTAAAGACGACCTACATAGAATGTATCAACCGCGTGTTTATGATGTACTTAACTCAGGGCTTACTGAAAAAGAAGTGTTTGATGATAGCGAGCTAACGTATGAAGAAAGTCTACAGTCTGTACCCGGAAGACAGAATATTGACAACTACTATAGACTTGAATCTGACGCTCGCCGTAGGCTAACTAAAAGACCTGTAGACCCGTTTGTAAGCAATCCTAATGAGAATAATGAGCTTGAACAACAGGGATATACGCGGCAGAAATCTAAACCCAAAACAATACCAATACCAAATTTAAATGTTCACAGAGAAACCCCCACTTTTTTAGATACTTAATTCCGACAGCCACCTAGAACATATGTTCTGGCCCTGTCATTTGAAGACCAACCGTGGCTACCCATAGAGATATGGCCCCGCATGGAGGTGACTATGATTGATACCCCTGACACAAACGAGGAACTAGGCGAACCTACCCCATACCAAAATAACTACCGAACTCGTCTTGACGAACCTGACGAACCTACGGACACCGAGGCATCGGCTACCCCGGACGGCAAATCAAAAGTAGGAGGGACAGAGAGCGGTAATCACAATTTTAAAAAACGATACGATGATCTCAAGAAACACTACGATCAGAAGTTATCGGATTGGCGACAAGAAAAAGAAGACTTGCTTGTTTCTAGTAAACAAACAAAAAAAGAAAACATCAAGTTGCCAAAAAGTCAGGAAGACCTTCAGAAGTTTAAAGAGGAATACCCTGACATCTTTGGAATTGTGGAGACTGTTGCACATATGCAAGCAGATTCTCGTGTGAGCGACATTGAGGAACATCTTGAAATCCTCCGTGATCGTGAGCGTGATCTGGAACGTGGAAATGCACAGAAAGAACTTTTAGCTGCTCACCCTGATTTTGTTGATATTAAAGAAGATCAGGAATTTATTGATTGGCTTGAAGAACAGCCTGAAAGCATTTCTAAAGGCGTAACACAAAACGCAACAGACGTTAAATGGGCCGCTCGTACACTAGACCTTTATAAAGCGGACAAGGGTATTAAAACCAAATCTAAAAAGTCAAACAGTGGCTCTGCGGCTAAACAGGTACGGACTTCTTCCGGCACCCGTGAAATTGCAGGGACACAGGGAGACAAGAGGATTTGGACTTCTGATGAAATCTCTCGAATGCGCCCAGAACAGTTCTCAAAATTAGAAAAAGAACTAGACCAAGCCAGTCGAGAAGGAAGAATTAGACCTTAACTTAACATAACATTTTAGGAGACAACTATGGCTTATGCTGGAGCAGCCGGATACGAAAATCTACCTAACGGTAATTTCGTACCTGCTATTTATAGCCAAAAGGTTCTAAAATACTTCCGTCGTGCATCGGTTGCAGAAGCAATCACTAACACCGACTACGCGGGAGAAATTGAGAACTATGGCGACACCGTGAAGATTATTAAGGAACCGACGATTTCGGTCTCCCCTTATACTCGCGGTTCTACGGTTAACGCGCAAGACCTTACGGACGCTGAGATCACTCTCACGGTCGATCAGGGCAACTACTTTGCCTTTAAGGTTGACGACATTGAAGAGCGTCAGAGCCACGTTAATTTTGAGGCGCTTGCTACCTCTTCGGGTGCATACGCGCTTAAAAAGCAATATGATTTTAATATTCTAAAAAATATTGCTGACAACGCAACTGCCGGTACTGGCCTTGGTTCTGCTGGTTCTGCTATTTCAGGCAATACTGGTGATGAACTTGCCAACTATATTGCTAAATTTGCTCGCCTTCTTGACGAGGAAGATGTTCCTGAAGAGAATCGTTGGTTTGTGGCTCCGCCGCAATTCTACGAAATTCTTCGTCAGGCTGATTCCAAGTTGATGGATGCGAGTGTTACGGGCGAGTCAATGAGTCCTCTTCTGAATGGTCAAGTTACCAATCGTAAGGTTCATGGCTTCACGCTTTATCAGTCCAACGCAATGGTTGTTGGTTCACTTGGTACGACAGCTACGGCCACGTTTGGTCCTGTTGCCACCAGTGGTGAGTCGTTTGCTCTTGCTGGGCACATGAGTGCTTGTGCAACTGCTTCGGCAATTGCCAAGACGGAAGTTGTTCGTGACCCGAACAGCTTTGCTGATATTGTTCGTGGCCTTCACGTTTTCGGACGTAAGGTTCTCCGTGGTTCTGGCGATGGTTTTACTGGCGCGCTCGTCGGTGTAACCGACCTAGACAGTTAAAGGAGGGCATAGAAAATGGCTACTTATAATTACACTTCTAGTACGGGCGGCACGGTTGGACATCCATCCAATGCTGCTGTTCCTTATGTCATTACCTCACAGGTTATTGACGCGGTTGACAACACTGACCTTGAACAGGGCGATGTTGTTCAGCTTCTTGATATCCCTGCCGATTCGATGATTATCGGTGGGTGTATTGAAACTCTTGAAGCATCTGGTAATGCACAGGTCACGTTTGATGTGGGCTTTACTGGTGGTGACGTTGATTCACTAGTTGACGGTGGCGTGTCTAACGCTGCTGCTGGTGTTCAGTTTACGCTGAAGGCTGCTGGTGCTGGCAATATCACTACTGCTGCTGATACACTTGATCTTCTTGTGATTGATGCGGCATCCTCAAAGACGACTGCTTGGCGCTTCCGCGCTCACGTTGTTCTTGTGGACATTTCAAAGAACCCGATTAATGCTCTTGCGACGGTCGCAACGGGTACGTAATCTAACTAAAGGTTTTGCAGGGTTCCGTATAAAAACCCTGTCCCTTTTTGCTATGTTCAATTTATGGGGTATATATGTTTTTTCTAAAAGTACTAGACGAAGATGCGCTAAAAAAGTGCAATGTTACATTTAAAGATAAAGACTACGATAACGGAAACCTTACTCAACCTCTAAGCAAACACTACAAAGTAAAACAGAACGAGCAAACCTCTGCTGTTCCTGAAGACATTAAAAAGTATTTAGTTAGCCTACTATACAACAATGCCTTTATAGATTCTGTTTATTGTCCTAATAGAGTTTCAGTAAATTTCTACAACAAGTACGAGGAAGGGGATTACTACGATACTCATGTAGATTCCTTTAAAGCAACACCAAAATCTAACAATGTTTTTTTTGATTACGGTTTTTCTATTTCTCTAACAAGTGACTACGAAGGTGGAGAGTTTTTACTACACACAGATGTAGGGCCAATTGCACATAAACTCCTTGCCGGTGAGATTGCTGTCTTCCCTATCATATATCCTCACGGGGTACAGAAGGTTACAAGCGGCACACGAAGAAACATCATCGGTTGGTTTTCCTCTAATGTTACTTACGAGCAGTCTTTCATACTAAAGAATTTGTATGAAGTAAATATCGGACTCATGCAAAAAGACCAAGAGTTGTTTGTTAAGTCTACACTAGTCCAGATGTACCTCAAAAAGTTATGGGGTAAGTGACATGCACTTTAGATTGTTAACTGACGAAAGTGTTGATTTCTGCAAAAAACAACTTGAGACTGTTTCTTATGTAGATGGTAAAAAAACTCAAAACATAAGTAAGCTTTACAATGTAAAAGAAAATGCAGAAACTACTATACCGGGTAAACTTAAAAAGTTTCTTTCTACTCTTTTTCTAGCTAACACCACAATAAATAACATTTATAATCCTAATATAGTTAACTGGTACACTGCTAATAAATATTCTGTTGGCGACTTTTACGGATTTCATGTAGACCCTTTTGAAAACCCTACTGATAACGGCTGGTACGACTACGGGTTTTCAATCTCACTTGACAGCGACTACGAAGGTGGGGAGCTTGTTATTGATGGAGAAGCGGGTCAGGTAGCCTA